GCGATTCACAGGAGTGGTCGCTGCCGTGGAATGGCATCGGCGCCCGTGGCGTTCACAACCTGGCGAGCCGGCTGCTGCTGGCGCTGCTGCCGCCGACCGAGACGTTTTTCCGCTTCACCATCGACGTGATGGAGATGGCGAAGAACGAGCAGGAGCAGATCGCCGCCGGCGCCACGCCGCAGGATCTGGGGCGCGCCAAGAGCGAGTTCGACCTGGCGCTGGCGCGGCTTGAGCGGGCCGTGCTGCGCAGCATCGAGGCATCGAACGACCGGGTGGCCGTTCACGAAATGCTGCTGCACCTGATCGTGGGCGGGAACGTCCTGCTCTACGTGTCGGAGGACGGGCTGAAGTGCTACCACCTCAACCGGTACGTGTGCCGGCGCGACCCCATGGGCAACCCCATGGAGGCGATCGTGTGCGAGGTGCTGTCGGTCGAGGCCCTGCCCGATGCCGCCCGCAAGCTGCTCGACGACCACGACGGCGAAGTGGGTGGCGTGGTGGATGACGACCCCACCCCGCAGTACGAGCGGACGGTGCGGGTCTACACCCACATCAAGTGGGAGGGCAAGAAGGTCCGCTGGCATCAGGAGCTCAAGGACCAGGAGATCCCCGACACCAGCGGCAGCGCCGATCTCAGCGAGTCGCCCTGGCTGCCGCTGCGGATGTACCGCATCGACGGGCAGGGCTACAGCCCTGGCTACATCGAGGCCGCGTGCATCGCCGATCTGCAGACCGCTGAGGCCCTGAGCCAGGCGATCAGCGAGGGGGCGCTGGCGTCGGCCCAGGTGAAACACCTGGTCAAGCCGAGCGGAATCGCCAACGCCAAGAAGCTGGCGGAAGCGGCCAACGGGGCCTATCTGCCCGGCAACCCCGATGACGTGTTCACCATCCAGGTGAACAAGGCGGCCGATCTGAATGTGGCGGACCAGCGCCTGACGCGGATCGAGGCGCGGCTGTCGCAGGCCTTCATGCTCGCCGACATCCGCGACAGCGAGCGCACCACCGCCGAGGAGGTGCGGCTGCAGGCGCTGCAGATCGAGAACAGCCTGGGCTCCATCTACGCCATCCTCACTACCGAGTTCCAGCAGCCGTATGTGTCGCGGAAGCTGGGGCTGCTGACCCGCAAGGGCAAGATGCCCAAGCTGCCGCCGGATCTGGTCAAGCCGGTGGTGAGTGTTGGCCTGGCCGCCGTGGGCCGGGGCAACGACTTGGAGAAGACCGCACGGTTCATGACGATCCTCCAGCAGTCGCTGGGGCCGGAGGGGATCACCACCTACGTGGTGCCGTCTGAGCTGATCCGCCGCCTGGCCGGCGCGATGGGCATGGACATCATCGGCCTGGTGAAGACCGAGGAACAGCTGGCTGCCGAACAGCAGCAGGCCCAGCAGATGGCGATGGCGCAGCAGGCGATGGCGGCCGGCATGGCCGACCCGCAGAAGCTGGCCAACGCCGCCGCCACCAGCCAGGAGATGGCGGCACCACAACCACCCACTGAGGCAGAAGCCGCATGAGCACCACCGAGCAGCTGCAGGGCATGGTTGCCCCGGGGCAACAGGATGTCTTCGACGAGTTCCTGCAGGAGGTTGACCAGCAGCAAACCGAGATCGCCGCGGCCGAGCAGGGCCAGCCCGACGAGGGCGATGGCGACCAGCTGCTGGCCGGCAAGTTCAAGTCGGTCGAGGAGCTGGAGAAGGCCTACCAAGAAGCACAGCGTCTGATCAGCCAGCGGGGGCAGCAGCCGGAGCCGCAGCAGAGCGAGCCCGAGCTCACCCCCGAGCAGTACACGCCCGAGATGGGCAAGCAGCTCTATGGCGACACGGTGGCCACCGCCATCGAAGCAGCCGAGATCAACCCGCTGGAGATGGCCCAGAAGGTCCAGGCCGGCGAGGACGTGAGCAGCTACGTCGATGCCCTGGTGAACAAGGGCGGGCTGCCGCGTGAGCTGGTGCAGACCTACCTCCAGGGCGTGGCACCGGCGAAGGCGCCGGCCCCGCAGGAGGCCGCAGGATTCAGCGAGGCCGACATCGCAGAGCTGAAGGCAGCGGTGGGCGGCGATCAGCAGTTCCAGGAGCTGAGCCAATGGGCCGTGGCCAACCTCGACCCCCAGGACCTGGCCGACTACAACGCGGCGGTGGACAGCGGCAACAAGGCGGCGGCCCGCTTTGCGCTGAAGCAGCTCAAGGCCCGGGCGACGGCCGGCAGCCAGAGCGCTGAGCCGAAGCTGATCAGCGGTGGCGCCCCGCCCCGCGGCGACGTGTTCACCAGCGACCAGCAGGCGGTGGAGGCCCGTGGCAAGACGGGCCCTGGTGGCCGCCCGTTGTATGACACCGATCCGAAATATCGAGAGTGGTTTGACAAGACTCTCGCCAGATCAAATGTGTTTGTGTAAGGTCGGGGCACGAGTTGCTCTGCACATGTGCAACTGATTGGGCCTCCTTAGGGAGACACCCCAGTTCAGCCAAGCAATCAGGCAGCGGCTCACTGCCCAACCAGGCCAATGGCCAATGCTTCTCTTGAACGTCTAGGACAAGTCAAAGGAACCGGTGCAGTTGACACCCTGTTCCTCAAGCTCGGTATTGCCGAGCTGATCTCTGCCTTCGATCGCACCTGTGTTTTCAAAGGCAAGGTGCGCGAGCGCAATATCAAAGGCGGCAAATCCGCTGCCTTCCCGGTGTCGGGGCGTGCCGCTGCCCGCTACCACGTTCCCGGGACCCCCATCCTTGGCGAGGGCAACAGCCCTGGCGACCGCAACGAGGAGATCATCAATCTTGATGGTCTGATGATCGCCGATCAGGTCATTTATGACCTTGACGAGGCGATGAATTACTACGACGTGCGGCAGGACATCACCTACCAGCTGGGTCAAGCTCTGGCCCGCGAGTGGGATTCCCGGGTTGCCCGCGTGCTCTACGCAGCCGCCAAGCGGACCACGGAGCCACTGGGCAAGGCGATCAACAGCGGGCGCGTTGGCAACAGCCAGACTCTTTCCGCTGGCTATGCCACTGCCACCACGGCCGCCAAGGGTGATGAGCTGATCGCCAGGATCAGCGCCATCAAGGTGGCAATGAAGAAGAAGGACGTGCCGACCTCAGATCTTCTGTGTGTGGTGCCTCCTGATGAATACGATTTTCTGCTCGATTCGGCCCGTGCCATCAACACCGACTTCAACGGCGGTGGCGGTGAGAACGGCACCTTCGCCAGCGGCCGTGTGCTGCGGGTGAAGGGGATCCCCGTGATCGAGTCGAACCACGTCACCCAGGCGGCCTACACCAACACCGCCTATGACAAGAACACCGCCTACCAGCAGGATCTGTCGAAGTGCCGTGGCATTGTGTTCCACCGCGATGCAATGGGTGTGCTGACCCTGCGCAGCCCCAGCCTGCAGGTCACGCCTCAAGGCGGCGACTTCAACATCATGTATCAGGCCAGCCTGATGGTCGCCCGCATGGCGATCGGCATGAGTGTGCTGCGGGCTGAGTGTGCAGGGGTGATCGAAACCCCCTAGCCTGAGCTCGTGGGACTCCACGGGTGAGAGGTGAGCGCCCCCTGTGTCACAGCAGGGGGCTTTTTATTGCCTCGCCGATAGCATGAGGTCTGCACTCCTGCAGATGAGCGATGGGCCTCGCCAGCCAGGCGGCCACACCAGGCAGGACCACGCTGCTGGAGGCGGTGAACATCTGCCTGCAGAACATCGGCGAGCAGCCGGTGAACAGCCTGGAGGACCAGCAGGTGCTGGAAGCGGCGATGGCCGAGAGCACCCTGCTGGAGCTGCACAAGGAGGGGCAGACCAGGGGCTGGAGCTGGAACACTGAGCAGGGGTATGAGTTCCAGAAGGACCTGACTTCTGGCGAGATCAGGGTGCCGGGCAACGTGGTCTCGTTTGCGCCGGATGCCTACCAGTGGGCCGGGCGGTTTCAGCTGCGGGGTCAGCGGGTCTACGACCGTGAGCAGCGGACGTTCCAGCTGGAAGCGGCGATCACCAAGCTCGAAGCGGATGTGGTGTGGCTGCTGCCGTGGGACGAGAGCCCAGAGGTGTTCAACCGCTGGACCACCATCCGCTCGGCGCGGGTGTTCGGCGCGCGGGTGCTGGGTGCGGACACGGTCTTCCGCTACACGGCGATGGACGAGCAGATGGCGCTGGTTGAGCTGCAGCGCGTGGAGCTTGAGCAGGCCCAGCCGAACAGCCTGACCGGCGGCCCTGGGCTGCGGCCATTCCCCACCTACTCG